GTGCTTGGCGTGTCCGTTTCACTTTACAGCGACGCTTATTTAGACGAGATTATTAACACCAGCGAGGACGTCATTTTGCCAATGCTGGTCGCAAACGTCTCAGGCGTTGAGGCTTACAAGCTAAAAGATAACGTAGCAACATTTTTTACAATTCGTGAGCATTACTTTGTAACCGGTCAGTCAATTGTCGTCACAGGTTTGCCTGCACCATTTACCGCAACATTTACAGTCGTTGACAGTGCGCCTTATTATTTTACGGCGGCACTAACGAGCACAGACGTTACAATGCGTCCGATCGTGCCAAACGGCAAAGCAACATTGTCCGGCTATTCAGCTGCGTCAATTTATGCAGCTACACCGGCAATTGAGTCAGCAATTCTTGCTGTTAGCGTCGAGGTCTTTCAATCACGCGTTGCAGCTGGTGGACAAATCGAGGGCGTTGACTTTACAAGCTCGCCGTACCGTATGGGTCGCAGCTTGACTAATCGCGTTAGCACATTGCTTATGCCTTACCTGGACGCCGAGACAGTGTGCCAATAAATGCCAGCAAACTCAATTGCCGAGACACGATCAGCCTTAGCCACAGCCTTTGGTGCGCTATCTGCCAACGTTTATCCAAGCGTGCCAGAGTCACCAATACCACCAGCAATTGTGGTCGTGCCAGACTCGCCCTACATGGAAGTTGTCTTGATCGGCAAGTCAAAAACACAGGTCAAACTTAATTTTGCAATTACAGCAATTGTCGCGAGCAACAGCAATGCAGGCTCACTAGACAATTTAGAACAGCTCATCATAGGAATTCTTGCTGCAATGCCAGCAGGATACGTCGTTGGCGTTATTGAAAAGCCGACCGTGTTGGAAGTAGGACAATCTCCAATGCTGGTCGCTGACATAAACGTATCGACTTATTACACACAAACTAACTAGGAGACAAAATGCCAACGACAATCATCACTGGTCGCGATTTAGTCGTGACCATTGCAACAGTTAACTACGACGCACAGGCGACCAGCGCAGTGCTTTCTGTGGACTCAACAGTAGAGACATACCAGACACTAGACGGCAAGGCTTACAAGCACATTGACGATCAGTGGACATTTGACATGACGATGCTTGCAGACTGGGGCGTTGCCTCATCACTTTGCGAGTCATTGTGGACAGCATGCGAAACCAACCCAAACACTACTTTGGCAGTCTCATTGACAGCTACAACAGGTGCGGTATACACGTTCAACGTTATGCCAGTGTTTCCTTCTGTCGGCGGTGCTGCACCAGATGCACAGACCGTTGATCTATCATTTATTGTTGTCGGTGTACCAACCGAAAACTTCTCATAAATCACTAACAATCGGGAGACAAAATGAAACTACCAATCACAATTGAATACAACGACGGCACGCAGATCACTTATACAGCTGCGCCGCCTGAGTGGGTCAAATGGGAAAAAATGTCAGGCAACACGATTAGCCAGGCACAGGAAAAGATCGGCATTGCTGATCTGGTTTTCCTCGCCTATCACGCTATGAAACGTGCAGCCGCAGGCAAGCCTGTTAAGCCGCTTGACATTTGGACTGAGACAATCGCAGAGGTCACGGTCGGTGAGGCAAACCCAAAAGCTACGCAGTCGGAAGCCTTAGCAGAATAGTCTGGGAGGTAGCCTTGGCAACAGGGTTACCACCAGACGTTTTTGAGACAGCAGAGGACATTTTAACCGTGATCGAGATTTTGGAAAGGCGCGCAAATGGCTAAGGAAGCAATTAGTTATGACAAAGCTGAGCTGCGTTCAATCATTAAATCTTTCAAGGCAATGGACGAGGAAGCACTAGCGCAAGCCAAAGAAGCAACAAGCGAATTGGCAGAGTACGTCAAAGGTCAGATCGTGGCAGCTGCTGCCTCGCGCACACGCAACCGCCTAGATAACAGAGTTGCAGAAGGTGCAAAGGTTTCCAAGTCGTCAAAAATCGGTGAGATTAGTTTTGGTTTTGCTGGACAAAAGTTGAGCGGTGGTGGCACTACACAGCAGCTATGGGGCGGCGTTGAATTTGGCTCAAATAAGTATAAGCAATTCCCAGTGTGGTCAGGTCGTGAAGGTCGAGGTTCACGCGGTTGGTTTATTTACCCGACCTTGCGTGCGGCACAACCTGAGATCATCAAAAAGTGGGAACAAAGTTTTGCCAAGATAGTAAGGAAGTATGACTAATGGCTGGCAGTCGTACCCTCAAACTTTCAATACTTGGCGACGTCGACAATCTAAATAAGTCGCTCAAAACAGCTACAAACGACGTTGACTCATTTGGTGACAGGGTTGGGAAAGCTGGCTTAGCAATTGGTAAAGCATTTGCCGCAGCTGCTGCCGCTGCTGGTGCAGCCGCAATCGCCATTGGCATTGACAGCGTAAAAGCTGCAATTGAGGACGAGAAAGCACAAACGCAGCTTGCACTTGCTTTAGAAAACGCGACCGGTGCAACAAAGGGTCAGATCGCTGCCACTGAGCAGGCAATTCTGCAAATGTCTTTGGCGTCAGGAGTTGCTGACGACGACTTGCGTCCGAGTTTGGCAAGGTTGGTTAGAAGTACATCAGATACGGCAAAGGCACAAGAATTACTTGCACTTGCTCTTGACGTTTCCACAGCAACAGGCAAGCCATTGGAAACCGTTGCAGCCGCGTTGAGTAAGGGTTTTGACGGTAACACAGCTGCACTTGGCAAACTCGGCATTGGACTCTCGGCAGCCGAATTAAAGACTATGACCTTTACCGACGTGCAAGGCAAACTGACAGACTTATTTGGCGGCGCAGCAGCTGCAAACGCAGGTACTTACGCTGGTCAGATCGCACGCGTGCAGGTTGCATTTAACGAGGCGAAAGAAGCCATAGGCACAGCATTATTGCCAATCTTGGGCAAGCTATTAGATTTTATTAACACAGCTGCATTGCCGGCAATCAACGCGTTAAGCGGTTCTTTCAGCCTTACCAGTGGCGACGGCTTTGGCAAAATTATTAGCGACGTTGCTGAGGTAATTAAAGATTTAGTCACACCAATTTTTAACGCAATGAAGTCAACCTTTGACAAGGTAAAGGCAACCATTAAAGAAAACAAAGACGAGTTTGCTGCATTTTTTGAGGTTGTTAAATTTGCTGCACCAATTATTGGCAAAGTCATTGGCACAGCATTTAGCCTAATTGGTGACATTGCAAACGTCGTGTTAAACATTATGGCAAACGTTGTTGGTGCATTAAAGGGTCTAATTAACACTGCTATTGACTTAATCAACATTGCGATAAAAGGTTTCAATCTAATCAAGCCAGGTGCAGACATTGCGCCAATTGGCAAGATCGGGGGCGGGTCTACCTCAACAGGTGCGCTTGGCAATTTTAGTATGTCAACAGGCTCAACCTCATCTATGCCAACGGTAACTGTGCCAACAGGTATTACTGGGGGCGTTAGCACAGGCGGAGGTAGTACAGGCGGGGGTATTGCAACAGCAGCTGCGGTTGCAGCAACAGCTGCAAGCAACGTTGTTTCAGGCTCATTTAACGCAGGTAGTTTTAGAGCCGCTGAGGCTGCCTCAATGGGCACAACAATTAACCTGACAGTCACAGGTGCATTTGATAAAGAGGGCACAGCACGCACAATTGTTGACACATTAAATAACAGCTTCTATCGCGGTACAGGCGGCGCAAGTAACCTGCAATTAGCATGACGCAGTGGTCGCCAGTCTGGAAAGTAGAGATCGACGGCGTTGCATACACAACCGCTGTTTTGGCTAACCTAACAATTCGATCTGGTCGCACAAACATTTATGAGCAGGCACAGGCAGGCTACGTCAACTTAGAGCTGCTCGACGTCAATGAGGCTGTTGTCCCTGTCAAGATCAACAGCACAATTGGCGTGTCAATTAAAGACACATCAAACGTTTTTGTGCCTATCTTTGGCGGTAACGTCGTAGACATTAACCTGACGGTACGCGACGTTGGTAGCACAATGTTTACACAAACCTATGGGATTACAGCACTTGGCGCGTTGGCACGTCTGCCAAAAGCATTGACTGACGGACACCTAGCTAGAGACTTTGACGGCGATCAAATCTTTGAGGTTCTAAAGGATGCAGTTTTTGGAACTTGGGCACTAGTACCTGGTGCAGAGACATGGGCAGGTTATGACCCAACCGTGACTTGGGCAAATGCTGAAAACAACGGACTGGGCGAAATAGATCGACCAGGTAACTATGACCTTGCAGCTAGATCGTCAAGCCGTACAGACGTTTATAGTTTAGTTTCGGCATTGGCAACTTCTGGTCTTGGCTACATTTACGAGGATGCACAAGGTCTAATTGGCTATGCCGACAGCACACACCGCACGACTTATCTTGCAGCTAACGGTTACGTCGACCTTGACGCAAATCATGCAAGGGCAGCAGGCTTACAGATACAGACCCGCGTAGGCGACGTACGCAACAGCCTGGCAATTAAGTATGGGAATAATAGCCAGCATGAGGTCGTAGACAGTGACGCAGCTTCTATTACAGAGTACGGCGAACTTGCCCAGATCATTACTACGACTTTGCACGATAGTGCAGACGCCACAGCACAAGCTGCTTTTTACTTGTCCTTGCGTAAACAGCCACAGCCTATTTTTAGCGAGATTACTTTTGACTTAACAAATCCTGAAATTGACAACTCAGATCGCGACAACCTCATTGGCGTGTTTATGGGCGAGGCAATAGCACTCAATAACCTGCCACTCAACATGAGCAGTGGCACGTTTCAAGGCTTTGTCGAAGGCTGGTCTTTCCAAGCCTCATACAACCGTTTGTCAATAACCTTGCTGTTGTCACCATTGGCTTACAGCTTGCAGGCAATGAGATACAACGACGTACCAATTACAGAGCGATACAACAGCGTGTCGCCGACCTTACAATGGCAGTATGCGACAATAGTCGCGTAGACAAGGAGAGAAAGTGGCAAATCCAACAACAAACTATGGTTTTGTTTTACCAACGGCAAGTGATTTAGTTACCGACTTGCCTGCTGATTTTGACGTTGCATTGCAGGGCGTTGACACACGGTTGAAGGCATTACAACCAGGCACAACGCTTGGCGATCTTGCTTATTCATCAGCAACTGCAAACACGAACACACGTCTGGGCATTGGTTCAACTGGAAACGTTTTGACCGTTGCTGCCGGTGTGCCAACATGGTCTGCACCAGCTGCTGCCGTTAGTGGTTTTAATAAAGTGACTTCAGCAGCATTTTCTGCGGTTGCTTCAGTAGAGTTACAAAGTATTTTTACAAACACATATAAAAGATATATGGTAATTTTAAGTGTAGAACCATCAACAAACAATAATCAATTTTCATACCAATATATGTATAGCACAAATACGGTCGAGTCATCAGCTAATTATTACGGTGCTGGGAACAGTATTGATCGCACTAACACTAATACAAACTGGGGTTACGTTGGCGGAACAGCGGCGGTTTTGACATCTGGTTTAGGTTCAGGAAACAAAAATCTTTATTATTTATATTTTAACAATGTTGGCAATGCTTCTGAACAGGCTGTTTATTTTGGCAATTCCTTTAACATGTCACCAAGTCAGTCAACAGAAAGATTTGGTGGATTTGTTGCCGTAAGTAGAACTTATACAGGCATTAAGTTATCAATAGCATCAGGAACAATCTCAGGCGATTACCAAGTGTTTGGAGTACAAAACTAATGGCTAACGAATTATTGCATATTGACAATGCTGAAACAGGCTTGACACAAATTAGAGAAATGACGAACGAGGAACAGTCTGCTCACGATACATATAAACAAGGCGTCAAAGAGCAAGAAATTGAAAAGGCAAAAGAAGCAAAAGCACAGGAAAAAGCCAAATCAACAGCTGAAGCAAAACTTGCTGCGTTGGGTTTAACCACGGATGATCTAAGGGCATTGGGTTTGTAATGTTTCCACAGGGTACAAATGCACGGTTAATTGAGGTAGCCGCAGCTGAGATCGGCACAATTGAGGAAGGCAACAACCTCACAAAGTACGGCAAATTTACTGGCTTTGACGGTCAACCTTGGTGCGGCTCTTTTGTCAATTGGTGTGCAGATCAAGCTGGTGTCAAAATGCACAGCGTTGTTGGCACAGCTGTTGGTGCGCACAAATTTAAGGAAACTAGCCGTTGGTCATATTTGCCTAGTCTTGGCTCATTGGCGTTTATGGACTTTCCACATGACGGCATTGACCGTATAAGTCACGTAGGTATTGTTATTGCTTTTGACCATGGCAGTGACGTAGTGACCTGTATTGAGGGCAACACATCTGGCACAGGTGACCAACGCAATGGCGGCATGGTCATGATTAAGCAACGATCATTGAAGCGTGACATTGTAG